AAGTGGTGGCCGTACCCATACCCGTACGGCGCGTCGCAGTGTGATTGCGGCAGTGTGATTGAAAGCTGGGACTTCGTTTCCGCTAACGACAGTATCTCGGTCTCTCATACATTACTAAGCCCGTGCTACGGCTCCGACTTCGGCGTAGCGGAAGACAACTCGGAGTTGAACTACGTTTGCAGCTCGCAATGCCAGCAGGATTTGGCGATCGGCGGCGAAGGCTGGACTCAATACCCAGCACCACATGGCGGCTCATGCTCGACTTACGCCTGTGCTAAATGTGAGTGCCCGGCAGGATTTCAATTTACAGTCAACGACTATCCGCTCGGCGGCGGGTTCTACGGACCAGCGACCGCGTCGCTTCCGATAACCAATGTCCCAGACTGCTGCGTCGACGAGTGCCAGAACACGCTCGGGCTGTGTAACTGGCCGGATGGGGTTTACGACGTTGTGATCGGACCGTTCGATTCTACCGTACCAGCGACGTGTGACCACGATGGCCTAACCCTTCGCGTCAGAATCTCTGGTGGGGGCGGCATCAACAGCCCTAACCAAGCGACGTTTGACGGTTGGTGGCGCATGCCGCAGCCGGTGAACTACGGAAATACTCCAGCCCCACTAACGCTGATCCGCCCTCCAGAAAACTGCGGCTGCCCTCCTGGGTGGACAATCAAGGTCAACGGAGTTGAACTCCCGGCTCTTGGACCGGCCGCTTTCGTGCTGCCGGGGTTGTTCGACGATCACCCAGAGTGCATCGACCACGAGACATTTGAAAGTTACATCTCGGCCGTAGCCACAACGTGCGACAGCGATTTTGTTACAGTCGAACTCAATGTCGCGGTCCCGCTTTGGGGTTGCAACGTAGAGGCGTTCGACGATTTTCGCGTCTGGTTTCGGATGCCGTACCCCGGCTTCTCCACAAACGGCTCTGTCGAGGCGTTGCTTGTCGCGCCTCCCGCCAACGCTGTCTCCCAGAACCCCGGAAGCGTTGTACAGGGCAGCGTGTTGCGGCTGACGAACAACAGTCCAGAGATCGTTTTGGACCCGTCTGCATTGTTGGTCGCACTGGAGTGCCCCAGCGTCAAGAACAATCTGTATCAGGTCAGCGGCCCATCCGGTTTCGCGCTCGACCCTTCCAGCCTGGAGATCAAGGTCACCTGCCCGGGCTGCTGCTGTGGCGGTGGCGATTCGTATACGGATTGTGTGAATGGTGATGGCAAGTGGCTGACCTCGCCGGTCTGCTTGACTTGTAGGTGCTGCGCGCATTCCGGCCTGCTCTGTTTTCAGACAGTGTACGAGCGAATGCAATACAGGGCCGGACGAGCGCCGTGCTGCACAAGGCAGTATCAGTATCGGGTTTACGATTTTGAAACCGGAGAATACACCTGGGGGCCAACACAAGAAGGCACTGGTTGCGATCCAGGCATAACCCAGGCGGACTGCGAAAACGCGGAATACTACGAAGATGATCAAGTTCGATATTTCGCTGGCGGCGTGTTTTCACCTGCCTGCGAGCCGGTCGGCAGCGGCATAGACATGGCAAGCCAGCCGGATGGCACGTTTTCGGTTGGGCCAAATCAAGTTGGCATTGGGCAGTGCATCGACACCACGCCGAGCGGCGGGTTCGGCGCGGGTTTCGTAAGTAGGGCGTGCAGCGACGGCCGCTTTTTGTCTGGCTGCGATCAAGATGAAGTTCAGATCAGGTACACCCGCGTGCGAATCGTGCAGGACTGTAGTGAGTGCGTTGACACGGGAACGCTCGTTCCGCCAGACGACAACGCCTTCGCCTGTCAGGAGCCTGGCGTCTACGGCTCTGTCTGCCGGCCGATAAACACGGCCGGAGGATGGGACGACCTTGAGAGTCTCATCTGCCCATGCCCGACGGCGATGGCCCTCACCGGGTGCGGATCGGAGAACCCATTCCCATGATTACCGGGCCACGCCGTCTATTTGAAGCTCGCTGCCGTGAGCGTGGCTACACGCTGGACGAGGTGCGGCCGTGCATCGTCTCGGAAGACGGCGACAGCATCACGGTTGACGAGACGCACGGCAGTTACCCGCGCGAGCGGCGGCCCGGGCCGTCGCTGCTCACGAAAGCGCTGAACTTCACGAGGTCCGCCGTGAACCATGTCGCCGCCGGGATGCCCAGCGCGAGCGAGGCCGAGGTAGAGCGGCGATTTTCGATCTGCCAGGGCTGCGAACACTACGACGGGTCGGCCTGCACCCAGTGCGGATGCCCGGTCGTGCGGGAGAAGAAGTTCATCAGCAAACTCTCGTGGGCCAACGAAGCCTGCCCGGTTGGCAAGTGGGGCAAGGAGGAAGTCGGTTGACGCATACCCGATCCATGGCACGCTCACGACATCCACGGAGAACTGCCATGGCAAAGACCACAGACATCGTCGCGGAGATCGCTGGGCAGATACGACCGCGCCGCAACATGCGGTGGCACCAGAAGGTCTCCCCCGAGCATGTCGGCACCCTGGATGAGATCGCCAAAGCCTACAAGGCTGGCAAGTTCGGACCGTGCAAACTCCCCGCCGCGAAGGCCATCGCCGCAACGCTCAGTCAGCTTGGGATCACGAACATCAAACACAACATGGTGATCCAATGGCTCGACAGCCTGTGAAGCAGATCGTGGCCGAGGTGGCCGCGAAGGCTGCCGGCGACAAGGGCCTCACCATCGAGGAGGTCACGAAGCGCGAGACCGCCGACGGGCTGGAGGCCCGCAGCGTCTCGGCCCGCATCCGCACGGTCGAAGACCTGCTCCGGCACATCGAGGCCGACATGGAACGCTTCGAGGTCGCCCAGAGCGAGGCCACGAAGTGGGAGGGGCTGACCGCTGACCGGGAGACCGGGCAGCCGGTCGTGACCGAGCTGCACCGCGTCCACGTGCGGCTCAAGCCGCGCGGCGGGCCGACCACGCGGGAGTGTGTGGAGGCGATGATCGAGGCGGCGAAAGCCGACATCCGCAAGCCGATCAAGCCGCGGCCCAGGTACACGAAGCCGACCGACCAGTGGGCCGTGCTCGTGCTCGCCGACCCACACTTTGGCAAGTACAGCTGGAGGCGGACGGCCGGTGCCGACTACGACCTCGACATCGCGGCCCGGCTTGTGCGGGAGGCGTCGGCGGAACTGCTCGACACCGCGACCCGCTACCGTCCGGGGCGGCTGACGGTGGCCACGCTCGGCGACGTCTACCACTACGACTCACCGGCCGGCACGACGACGAAGGGCACGCCGCTGGAGCGGGACGGTCGGCTCCAGAAGATGCTCAACGTCGGCACCGATTCGCTCCTGGCGATGATCGACGCCGCGGCGACGGTGGCCCCGGTGGACACGCTGGTCGTGAATGGCAACCACGACGAGACGCTCACCTACGGCTTTCAGCGGATCCTCGTCGAGCGGTTCCGCAACGACCGCCGCGTGCGAGTCGAGCAGGAGTACACGCCGCGGAAGTATCTCGACCACGGGAAGAATCTGTTGGGCTTCGCCCACGGCCACAAGGCCAAGCGGAAGCTGCCGCAGCTCATGGCGATCGAGGCGGCTCGATACTGGGCGAAGTGCCCGTACCGCGAGATCCACACCGGCCATCTCCACCACCAAGCGGCGGAGTGGTCGCGGCCGATCGAGACCTACGACGGCGTGCTCGTGCGGGTGGCCCCTGCCCTGTGCCCGCCCGACGACTTCCACGCGGTCGAGGGCTTCATCGGCAACCGGCAGGCGATGGAGCTGTTCGTCTACGACGCGGGCGGCGGGCTCACGGCCATGCACGTCGCCGGGCCGAGGATGGAGACATGAGGCTGCCCGACGACTACCTGGCGGCGTGCGAGAAACGGGCGCGGCGATTCATGGGGCAGTGGACGGGCACGAGCGGAGCACTGGCGGCGGACGTGATACGGCTGTTGAAGGAGCGAAAGGAAATCATGGCGAGCATGGACGAGATCAACGCGGGCATCCGCGAGGCGGTGGCTGCACGCATGGCGGCCACGCCGGCCGACGACCCGAAACTGGTCGGCTACCAGACGGCGGATTGCCCCGGGTGCGAGGGGCACCCGTTCGCCCGCATGGTCCGGCCGGCGGTTGAGGCCCAAGGTACGGTCGTGCCGCTCGGCGTGGCGGCCCCGGCTGACCTGGAGGAACTGCGGCGCGAACTGCCGCCGGAGTTCCTGGAGGCGACGAAGACGCTCAGCTTCCGCCCGGCCAGGCCGACGCCGGCGGCGGAGTTCAAGGTGGAGCGGATCGGCGGGACGCTGACGCCCGACCAGCTCGAGGCGGCATGGGCCGGGGTAAAGGCACGGCGTGAGGACATGCTGGCCCGGATGCGGGGCGATGCCGAGCCGATCCAGACGGAGGTGATCACGCCACCGCAGCGGCCGCGGATCATCGGCCTCACCGGCCCGGCCGGGTGCGGGAAGACATTCGTGGCCAGCATGGTGCCCGATGCCGTGGTGATCGGTCTGGCCGACCCGATCTACGCCGCCCTCGCGTCGATCCTCGGCATCCCCGAGACCGTCCTGCGGCAGCGGGCCACGAAGGAGCGGCCGATCGAGTGGCTGGGCAAGTCGCCGCGGCAGCTGCTCCAGACTCTCGGCACTGACTGGGGGCGGACGCTCGTGGCCGAAGACCTCTGGCTGCGGATCGCCAGGCGGCGGATCGAGGAACTGGCCGCCGCCGGAGCGACAACCATCGTGATCGAGAACGTCCGCTTCGACAACGAGGCCGACATGGTCCGCATAGAGATGGGCGGCGAGGTCTGGCTGGTGGACCGCCGGCCGGCCACAGAGACCGCCCCGCACGTGAGCGAAGCCGGCCTGTCGCCGGGCATGATCGACCGCGTCATCGACAACACGGGCACGCCCGAGCAGACCCGCGCGAACGTCGCCGCGATTCTTGCGAGCGAGTGATCCACCACCCCCCGATGCCCAGGGGGCGGCACACCCCCGGCCATACCTGGACAGGCGTACAATGAAACGGAACCGAGGAGCGTGGCTGTGAGCGGAAGAATCGAGGAGTCGATGTTCCGCCGCACGGCCAACGGCCGGGAGGCGATGGCCCCGGCCGGGGAGACGAGCCAGCACGTTCACTACGAGCCGCTCCGACGGGCCGGCATCGGGACGATCACGAGCAAAAAGGGTGGAGAGGACAAGGACTTCTACTACTACCTCGCCCTCACGCTGGCAGGGGTAGGCGGTGATCCATCGAAGGCGATCGTGCCGTTTTGCACGCCCGCCATGGCCAAGGAACTGCACGAAAAGGGACTGATCCAATGAGCATTGCCGATGCCCCTGTCGCCGTCGCCGAGAACCTCGACGGCGGCCTGCTCGCGAAGATCAAGGCGTTCGTCGAGACGGCCAAGTCGGCCGCCGCCGACGGCCTCACGTGGGCCGAGTTCGGCGACCTCATGCTCGCCCTGCTGCGGCTAGTGATCGCGGGCCTCGACGTCGCCAACGTCCTGACCGGTGCCGCGAAAAAGGACCTCGCCTTGATGGCGGTCGCGAGCCTGTTCGACGCCGTGGCAGACAAGGCCGTTCCCACGGTCCTCTGGCCGGTGTGGATGCTCGCCAGGCCCGCCGTGCGGGCGCTCGTGCTGGCACTGGCGTCGGGGGCCGTAGAGCAAGTGCTGCCGCTCGTGAGGCGCTGACATGCTGGCCAACGTTCGTCTGCTCGTGGAATGGGCTCCCCTGCTCGGCTACGGCCGGCGGCTGTCGGCCGCCCCCGATGACCGGCATCGGGCCGAGGTGATCGCCGACGCCCTGGAGTGGCTCGCCTCGAAGACCGGCAACCGCCTCGACGACGAACTGGCCCGCCACCTGGCGGACGTGCTGAAGACACCCGAGGGTGCGGCCCTCGCGGGATGGATCGCAGACAAAGCCGCGGAGATGGAGGAGACGAAGTGAACTACATGACCCTGGCCCAGATCGTGATCGCCGTCGGCCTCGTCGGCTACGGCGTGGTCGTGGGTGTGCAGCAGCTCCGCGGCCGGCTTGGCCGGCGGACCAGGACGCGGGTGGACGACCTTCGCCTTGTGATCGACCTCGCGGCCCGGCTCCGGGACACGGGGCACACCGATGCCGTGGCCGTGTGCGAGCAGCTCACGCACGAGTTGCTGAAGCCGGAGGCCCCGAAGTCGTGAGGCCGCTCGCCTTCATCGCCGCCGGGCTTCTCATCCTGACGCTGCCGCGCGTCGAGTGGGGCCGCGTCGCGCCGTCGGCGGCCGACGCCGCCGTCTACGTCTACGAAAAGGACGATGGGGCCGTGCCCGCCTACGTGACCGTGGCGGTCAACCGCCTGAACCGCGAGCGGCGGGTGGTCGCCACGCTCCTCGAGGCCGACACGACCGACGGCGACGGCGACGTGCCGGAGCAGTATCGCTCCGCCCTGGATGCGGCCCGCAAAGCGGGGCTGCCGGCGGTCGTCGCCCTCGCGGGCCGGACGGTGATCCGCGTGACGACGAAGCCGGGGAGTGAGGCCGCGGTGATGGAGGCAGTGCCGTGAATCCAATCGCATGCGAGAAGGCGGACGGCAAGAGTCGCCGGGCTGGCGGCTACCACCAGTTCATCAAGCGGCGGAAGAACCGCGTCGAACGCCGCCGCGCGAAACATGACCCGGAGTGCCAACCCGGATACGGCCGCTACAGGGGGTGGGAGACATGATCGACCCGCGCCTGATCGACGTCTTCCCGTCCGAGCACGACGGCTACCCGGCGAGCCTCGCGATCGAGGACACGCCCGACGCCCTCCGCGACGCCTGCGGCTCCGCCTCGCGGGAGTTCCCGGCGGCCCTGTGGATCGAGCCGCGCGACTGGATCGCGAAGGCCCGCGAGAACGACGCGGCCGGGGCGTGGGCAATGAACTACGTCGATCGGTTCACGAACCAGGGGCCGGGAAACGGCGGGCAAAACACCCACGAATGCACGGCCCACAGTCTGCGGGCCAACGTCGAGGCCGCCCGCAACCGTGCGCGGGGCGTGAACTACGGCGGGCCGCGGAAGGACTACCGATACCCCGAGTCTCGCGACTTCGGCTCGGTCTGGCTGTCGCCGCTGTCCGTCTACGCCGAGGCCAACCCGCGGCAGTGGGGCGGGGCCAACGTCCGGGCGGTCCTGGAGATCGCCTGCCGCCGCGGGATGCTGCCCGAGACGGTGCAGCCCTACGACTACCAGTTCCGCCACGCCCTCCACGGCACGACCGGCCGGGGCGGGTTCAACCAGGCCCGCGGCCCGTGGACGCCCGTCTCGCGGTTCCCGGCCGGGTGGGAGGAGACGGCCAAGTGGTTCCGGCCCTTGGAGGTGATCTTCCCGGAGAGCTACGAGCAGGCCGTGTGCCTCGTGCTCCACGGCTACGTCGTGAGCGTGGGCCGCAACGGGCACGCGGTGCCGTGGGCGCGGTGGATGCCCGACCAGCGGCTCATGGCCTACCCCGACAGCTACGACATCGTCCGCTACGACTCCGAGCGGACCGCGAAGTCGGCATGGAAAGGATCGTTCGCCGTGGCGAGCGTGGCCCTCCCCGATGACTGGAGCCGGCCCGCCGGGTGAAACCCATGAAATCGCCTTTCCTTGCGCTGCTTTTCGCCCTATTCTGCGCGACCGCCGCGGCCGCCCCGTGCGGAAACTGCCACGGCGACCGCGTCGTCGGCCCCGGCCCGGTGCGGTTCGCCTGCCCGGTGTGCGAGGGCAGCGGCGAGATCCCGGACCCGCCGGCGCCCCAGTCCCCGCCCGTGGCCGCCGCCGCCCCCGGCCCCCGGCCCGCCGTCTGCCGGATCGAGTGCGGGGCCGGCCCGGCGAAGGACTGCGGGACCGGCGTGCTCGTCGAGGCCCGCGACGGCCGGGCGAAGGTGCTCACCGCCTGGCACGTGGTCCGCGACGGCCGGAACGCGATCACGCTCCGGTGGCCCGACGGCACGAGCGGCACGGCCCGCGTGACCGCGTGGGATTCCGCCTGGGATCTGGCGGTCCTCTCGGCCGCGGCCCCAGCCGCCGCCCCGATGCCGATCGCGGCTCGGCCCCCGGCCGTCGGCGACCGGCTGACGCTCGCCGGCTACGGGCCAGTGCCGTTCACCTACCGGGAGGCGAGCGGCGAGGTGACACAATTCCTCGGTCCGACGGGCCGGCACCCCATGCACATGCTCGAGGTCCGGGCCGCCGCCCGGCAGGGCGACTCCGGCGGGCCGATCTTCAACGCCCGCGGCGAGGTGGTCGCGGTGCTGTGGGGCTCGACCGGCGGACTGACGGCCGCGAGCCACGTGACCGAGATCCGGCGGATGCTGGGCCAGCCGGTGGCGGCCGCCGTCTGCAAGGACGGGAGGTGCGAGCGATGACCGACTCTGACTACGTGTGGGCCGAGCTGGCCCGCCACCCGATCCGCCGGGCGATGCTCGGCCGCGAGCGGTGCGACGAGATCACCGCGACGGCCGCCGCGATGTCGCCCACAGGCCAGGCCGCGGCGACGGCGAACAACCGGGCAGCCGTGCGGCGGCTCTGGGAGGGCCGCGTTCGCGACGAATACGCGAGCCGCGCGGGCTTCGCGTTCATGACCATGCTGATCATGTGGGCCATCGGGGCCATCGTCCAGGCATTGGTGAAGCAGTGGTGGGAGGAGCACAGGTGAGTACCGAGACAATCGAAATCGCTCTGCGGACGGCCCGCGAGTTTGGCGTGCCGTTCATTTTTCTGGTGGCGATCATGTGGCTGATCCGCGAGGCGGCTCACGCCATGCACCGGACGGTCGTTATTCCCGTTGTCGACGCTCACTCGACCTTCCTCCGGCAGACGACCGCCACGCTGGAGGGCCTCGGCCGCACTCAGGAGCGGCAGGCCGAGACGCTCGCCGAGCTGGCCGCCGGCCAGCGTGAGATCCACGCCGCCCTCGCTGGGAAGACACGGTGACCGACGACGCCCTCGCATCGCTCCAGGCCCACGTCCGGGCCACGCTCGGCTCCCGGGTCCACTACGCCCAGTCCTGGCGGGTGGACGAACTGACGCGGCTGGTGGTCAGGCATTGGCCAAGCCGCCACCTCGAGGACATCGAGCGGCTCGGCGGCGAGAACCACAAGGCGATCGACCACGTGCTCACGCTCGTGCGGGCACAGGTCCGCGAGCGGTGGGAGGCGGCCCACGGCGTCGGGCCGCTGTGGCCGATGCTCCTCGCCGGCACGACGTCGGCCATCTGCCAGGTTCTCCTCGGCCTGTGGTGGAGCACGCCGTCCTGGCGGGTGCAGCTGGAGCAGATGGCGAGCCGGGTAGACTGAATCCAGCAGCGTAGAGGAGGCCAGTCGTCCTCGCCGGGCTCATAACCCGGAGATCGTCGGTGCGAATCCGACCGCTGCCACTGAAACCCCGAGCCGCTGAAACACGCGGCCGGGTCGCCGGCGGGAGCCCCCATCCGCGCCGCTGCGGCCGCTGCCGGGTGGGGGGATTCCCGGCAGCGGCACCGCTCACTTGATGACGGCCACGACGATCTCGATCACGTCGTGGATCGCCCGGGCCAGCCGCGAGTCGGTGCCGAGCTCCTGGCCGAGCCGGATCAGTACGAGGGAGTGGACAAGGGAGGACCAGTTGGGGCGGATCATGTGTGCCTCTCCAGATTCCTATACGGCACATCCAAGTCGTAGACCTTCCACTTCTCAGGATTGTCTTCAAAGTCGTCGGCAGAGAAGACTTGGAAACGTCGCGGATCGGAATCAGTAAACCAGAAATCCACCAACGCTTGCCCGTAGTATTCTCTCAATATGCCGTAAGAGACACACGAAGCGAGTGACGGCATCAAGCGACAGAGTCCACTGCCGATATGCCCGATTGCCATCGTCTCCTTCTCATGCGGCTTGGCCTCCGCTTTCTCAGCCAATGCCAACGCCGCCCGCAAGCACGCGAGGCACACCCATGCCGTCGCAGATTCGTAGTCCGGCTCCTCGCCAAGTTGAACCACAGCGTCCTTTTGTGCTCCGCATTCGTTGCAGGCGGGCGGTTGCGTCCATGTCGGCACGTTTCCTGACGGCCACATGTGCTGGTCGAGCTGCTGCCGTATCACGGCATCGCATTTGTCTGGGTCTGGGTTTGGGCCGAGTTTCCTCAATTCTTCTACGGGCCTTCCAAGTCCGCGAGACCGGAGGTGGTCGCAGTATTTCCGTGTCGCCTTTTCCCAATCCTCGAATCTGGCCACTAGGTCATTTGCTTGCGTCTGTCGCGTGATGATCTTCACGTGTTCGCCTCCCCCTGCTCTTTCGCGGCCATGATCCTCCTCATCCGCTGCCCTATGATCCGCACGAGATTGTCGCAGGCGTCTACAACCTTGCATTCCTCATCCGATCGCCGCCGCATTTCCGCCCGACCGTCTGGCGGTATGGTGTCGCTGTCCGCGAGCTTGCCATAGGACACGGCAAGATTCATGTGGCTGGAAGACAGCATCTTCAGCGCGTCGCACGTGATCCGCATTTCGTCCAGCGTGAAACAAAACTCGTAGGATTCGTCGGTCATGCCACGGCCTCCTTCGCCAACAGTTGAGCAGGAAACGCCGCCACGGCAACGTCCTGCGGGCTCACAATCCATTCGTAGACGGTCCCATCCGGGTGCCTGGACGGCGGGAGGACGCTCTGGGCGGCGCGGCCGCCGAGGCGGATCTCCAGCATCCCGAGTTTCACCACGGCGGTCTGCGGCATCCACGGCTCCCAGCAGTACAGCCGGTGCTCGCCGCGGCTCGACTTCCACCGCGGCGTCGGGATGTCGGTGATGCCGTAGGCGGCGAGCTCCTCGATCCCGGGCCACTCGTCAAACTCGACGTCCACGACGCCGGAGGCCGGCCCCAGCAGGAGGCCGACGTTCGCCCCGGCCCGCAGCCAGGCGGCGACGTCCTCCGGGCTGCCCGTGCTCCTGGTCTGCCATGCGGCCCCGACGGGCCGCTTCTCGCGGCGGGCCAACCGGACGAACCGGCAGCCGATGGACGCGAGGGATTCGATTTCGGGGTTCATGCTGCGGCCTCCATCACAAGGGCGGACTCTATCAGCCGCACGGCCTCGCGTGCGGTCACCAAGGTGCCGGGCTCCAGCCCGGCATCGGGGCAGACGACGGAATAGGTGGCCGGCCCGGGCTGCCAGCCCATGCGGCCCGTCGGCATGAGCCGCTCCACCATCGGGGCGTGGCAATACACGTGGATGTCCTCTCGACCGATCCATCGGCACTCGCCGGAGGCGAGGCCGTGGACGGCGGCGGTGCGGGAAGCGGCGGTCATGCTGCGGCCTCCAGTTCGCCGCACAAAGCGAGGAACAGGGCGGAGGACATGCGGGCCTCGGCGACCTTCATGCAGGCGGAGAACACGATGTCGGACTCCGGGCGGAAATCGGCCATCAGGCCGCACATCACGTCGCGGATCTGATCGTCGGTCAGGGCTTCGATGCGGGCGGTCATGGCTTCGGCGGCGGTCATGGGGGTGGGCTCCGGTGTTCGTGGTGGTGTTGCCCGCCGGCCCTGTGCCGGCGGGCGTGGTGGTCGGTCAGACGGCGAACTCAACTACAACTTGGTTCACCCCGTTGAACGCCTGGAACTTGCCGTTCTTGATCCAGCAAGGAAAGCCAACTGGCAGCTTTTGGACAGCGTCCAGAGTGCCGCCGGCGGCCAAAATCTTCTTGGCTTGCTCGGCAAACGTTGCAAACTTGGCCAGGTACTTTGTGTCGGCCGCTGTGCCGCGTTCGCCGCGGGCCTTGCTGGCACAGATGACGCCCCAGTGCTGCTCTTCTCCATTCACCTCAACGCGAACAGTTCGCTTGAGGTTTGTCTTGCCGCAGCAACCGCAAGTGTCTTCGTCGCTCATCCCGATGATTTTGATTCCGGCGTTCATCGTTTCTCTCCCGGCTGGCGTCTCGCGGGTCTCACTCGCCCGCGTCATGCCCACACTGTATCCAATCGGATACAGCCATGCAAGGGCATGAGCCAAAAAAATCCGTGGGGCCTGTTTTCCCCGCGGAAAGGGGCTACTTTTCGCCGCCCGGAGGGGCGGGCTTGAACCGGACAGCGTCCGCCCGGCGGATGAAGTTTTGGCCGTCGATGGCCACCGCCGGGAGGCGGCCGGCTGCGATCAGGCGATTGAGGTACGCGCGGGTCTTCCCGGCCAACTTGGCCGCGGTGCCGATTCGCACGTATTCGCTCGGGTCGATCTTCATGGCCGCAAGTATTGCCGATCGGTGGCCGCGGTCAACCGTCGTCCAGCAGCTCGGCCTCGAGCACCTCCGCTGTGCCGTCATCCCGCAGCCGCAATCGAACGACGTACCACGTTCGGATCATCGCGCCGAAAGAGTTTTGAGCATCCACGAACGACCGCACGACATACGTTCCGTCCCGCATCTTAGTGGCGTGGTTCCGAAGGTCAGCCACATCGAACATGCCAGGCCATTTTGCAGACCGCGGTGCCTTGAGCAGCGACTTGATATGCGACTGAGCATTGACGATTGCGAGGCTCCGATTGTCGGCGCTGGCGTCTACTTTCGATGGGGCGACAGGTCCATTCTGGACCATGTAGACGCATCCACCGACAAACAACAGGAACGCGAGACAGCCCGCAGCGGCCGACGGATCGGATTTCTTTTTCGGCTGCGGCGTGGGCCGCCGTCGTGCCTGTCCGGCGTTGATCCGGATCGCCCCTTTGTCATCTTCGTCATCGAGAAAACTGAAGTCTGGCATGGAACCCTCCGGTTCGGTGGTGGGATAGTACCTTGCCGCTACCCCGCGTCCAATCGCGGGAGCATGTCCGCCGGCTTCGGGCCGCGATTCAGGTAGCGCGGGTCGATGTACCACTTTCGCGTCGTCGCCGCCTGGGCGTGCCCGGCAAAGGCCACGGCCGTAGCGTCGTTCGTCGCCTTCGCCATGTGGCTGATTGCCGACCGCCTCACCTGCTGAAAGGCCATCCGTTTCCCGGCGAGGCCGGCCCGCGACAGGATGCCCTTCACCTTGTCCCAGAGGTACGTCCTCGCCTGTTTCCACGCGAACACGCGGTCCTTGTTGACCTTCAGCAATCGCTCGATCATGTCGCAGGCGGTCGGCGAGAGCTCATAGACGCGGGCTCGCCGCCCGCCCTTGCGGATCTCTCCTGGCACCGTCAGGAACGGCCGCGTGTAGTGGTGCGGCTCGACGTCGAGCAACGCACCGATCCGCTCGGTGGTCTCAAAGCAGACAATAATCAGGGCCGGGAAGAACTCGGCCGCTGGCACCAGGCCAACGTACCCCGGCGTGCTGGCAGCGGCCTTGAACATCCGCCGCAGCTCGTCTTCCGACCATGACACCGGCACGCGATCCGGCAACGGGGACGGTTGGCATGAAGGCAACGATGGAATCATGCGTCGATCGTTCGCCAGCCTCGCCAGGGCCATGAGCTGCGACCGCTCCTTCTCGGCAGAGTACGGCGACACAGTCGATTGTCGGTGATCCATGTACCGGGCGAGAGTAATCTCGTCGGCGATGTCCTCAAGCTGCGGCGTGCGGCCGAGGAACTTTCCGAAGGCCCGGATCGTGCAGCCGTAGAGGCGGAACGTGTTCTCCGACTTCCCGCGGAGTTTGAGGGGCTTGTAGTAGCCGTCGAAAAACTGTTGCAAAGTCATGGCGTGTACCTCCACGTAAGGGATAGTTCACGCATCCGTGCCATGTCGGCCGGTCTGCTCCGCGGGCCGGTTATGCGGGTTATCGGGCCTTTTTTCCGAATCCTACCCCCGCCACTCAGGCTGCCGCGGTGGTCCTTTCGGAAGGACGCCGCGGCGGCTTCTTATCGACCATTGCTTCGCGTCGGAGCCGAAGCAAGTCTTAGCAGGGAGGCCGCGGAATCATGGCTACCGGAAGCAAAGGACAGGTTGGCGGCAGGCCGCGTGAGTGGGAACTTTGCGAGCTTGGCCAACGCATCGAGCGTCGACTGGAGAAACTCCGCATGTCCGTAGACGAACTTGCGGAAGTGACAGGCGTCCACCGGCAGACTATCTACGACATGATGTCCGGCGAGACCAAGGAACCTCGCAACTCGACGCTTCGCAGTGTCGCCTCGGGGCTTGGGACAACTCGCGAAGAACTGGCCGGCGACCTCTTCTAGCCCCTGCAAAACAGCAGTTGTACGGCGTCCCCGATTTCGCTGTTGACACGTTGTAGGGGATTCCCTACAACCTCGCCCAACATCGACCACCGCGGTTGATGGAACCACATGGCGAGGGACGCGCCGATGGGACGAGCAAGGAAGCCAGCGGCCGGCCCGACGAAGGGAGGTCGAGATGTTCAAGGACGAACGGAGTTCGCGGCTCGGGAAAACGGGCGGCGAGTTCGAGAAGCAAGCCGACCCGAATCTGATGCAGGTGCTCGCGGCCTGTGCGGTGATCAGGATGGAGTGGTCGGACGACGTTCGCGAAGCGCGGTGGCAGATGGCCCGCTTTCGTCAGCAGTCGGCCCACTGCCCGCCGGAGCTTCAAGAGATGCTTCGCGGCTCCGGCTGATCGACGCCGCCATCGCGGCGTGTGCAGACACGCTCGGCAGGCTTCACCGGTGCAAGGGATGCCGCGAGGTGCTGCCGCTCGCGGAGTCGATGCGGATGCCGATCGAGCGACGGCTCGACCTGGGCGACAACCTCGCGGCCTATGACGTGATCGTCGAGGGACGCGACCGGCTCACCGCGATCCTGCCGGAGTTGGGTGTCGTGCTGGTCGACGACCCGGCTGCAATCGACAGGCTTCGCGAGCTCGAGCGGCAGAAGCCCCGCTACGGGGCAGAGCCCATCATCGCCGGCGGCAGGCAGGCCGGCGAGCAAGTCAACCAGGAGACCGCGGGCTCGGAAGCCAGCGGGAAGGAGTGCCGGAGGATCGGCACATGCAAAGGAGCGTGCCCGCGAGCCACGGGTGGCCAGCGGGGAGGGAGGAACGAGGCGTGCTGATTCTGAGCAGGAAGATCGACGAGGGCGTGACTGTGACCGGCCCCGACGGGCGTGAGTGGCACGTGATGGTCTGCGGAATCCGCAATGCGTGCGGGGAGCATCCATCCGTGAAGCTCGGGTTCACCGCGGACAGGGACATCCACGTGCGTCGGGACGAACTGAAGACGCTGCACGTCACCACGGAGGGAGGGGCCAATGATGCCGACGTCGATTCGGACGTTTGACAGGCGGACCTCGGAGGGGCGGTTGAGCTACCGCTACGCCAAGGCCGTGCAGGTGGTGAGGGCCGCAGAGCAGCTCGTGCATGAGATGCGGCACACGGGACAGAAGGGTGTCTACGAGATCAAGCCCGAGGTCGTGCTTCGGTTGTGCAGTGCAATCGACGACCACCGGGACCAGGGAGGTGACCAATGGGACTGAAGATCGTTCGTGGGAAGCAGCGTCCGCCGCTGCGGGTCGTGGTGTACGGGGTCGAGGGCATCGGGAAGACGACGCTCGTGTCGCAGTTCCCAAAGCCGATCATCCTCGACACCGAGGATGGATCGTCGCACCTGGATGTTGACCGCGTGCCGTGCCGCACGATGGCCGACCTCCAGGGGGCCATGCACTCGCTCGTCCGGGATCCCGAGGGCTACCAGACGGTCGTGGTCGACTCGGCTGACTGGGCCGAACGGATGGCCCAGGAGCAGTTGCTGGGCGACGAGAAGAAGGACTCGATCGAGCAGTTCGGGTTCGGAAAGGGCTACGTGATGCTGGCCGAAAGGCTGTCGCGGATCCTCGACCTCGCCGACCAGCTGCTCGCCCGCGGCCTGAACGTGGTCTGGGTGGCTCACGCCAAGGTGGTGCGTGTGAGCCCGCCAGACCAGACCGACGGCTTCGATCGGTACGAACTGAAGATGCACAAGCAAGTCGCGCCGCTGTTCAAGGAGTGGTGTGACCTGCTGCTGTTCTTGAACTACCGCACGATCGTCACCGAGGGCGACGACGGCCGCATGAAGGGCCGCGGCGGCAAGGAGCGGATCATGTACGCCCAGAGGTCGGCGGCATGGGACGCGAAGAACCGGTTCGGCCTGCCGGAGTCGATGCCGATGTCGATCGACACGCTGCGGCCGCTGTTCACGGGCACGGCCCCGGCGGCCCAGGCCACGGCCGAACCGCCCCTGCACGAGCGGATGGCGGCGTTCATCTCCGACGCGAAGACCGTGAGGGTGCTCGGCACCGTGGGCGACAAGATCGACGCCTACGAATCCGACGGCCAGCTGACGGCCGACCAGGCCGACGCCCTGCGGGCGGCCATCGCGGCCCGGCACGACGCGATCGAGCCGAAGGAGGTGGCCGATGGCGTGGCATGACGGATCGCCGTGGCGGAACCGCTACAAGTCGCGCGAGGTGACCGCGGCGGAGCGGCTCGCGGAGGTGGAGAAGAAATGCAGGGCCGGTGACCTCGGGCTCCACGAAGCCCTGGTCGCCGCCCATGCGATCGGGATCGAGCACGGCCGGGCGACCCCGGCCGTCACGGGGATCGGTGAGACACATACCCAAGAGGTGCAGACATGAGATTTGACCATTTTGACCAGGCGTTCGAGGCGGCGGATGAGCTGCTCCCGGACGGCGTCCACGAGTGCGAGATCACGAAGCGGAAGCGGTGGGAGGCCAAGGACGGCAGCCGATCGGCCCTGATCATCACGCTGACGCCGGTCGAGGGCACTTGCCAGCCGGTTGAGAAGTGGCTGGACCCGACCAACAAGCGGGACCACAAGGCGGCGATGCAGCTAGCGGACGCGATCGGCCTCCCGCGGGATGCGGACTTCGACGACGCGATCATCGGCCGCCGGGTGCAGATCACGACGGCCAGGGGCGTGAAGAAGACCACCGGCGAGACGGTGGTCTACGTCGACGCCTTCGCCGCCTCGTCGGCCCCTGCCTTCGAGCAGTTCCGCGAGCCGGTGGCCGAGAAGCCTGTGGTCAACCGGACGCCGACCCAGCGGGCCGACGCGGCCTCCGGCACGATGCCCAACGACGACATCCCATTCTGAGGTGACACATGGCAACGGTCCACAAGATCGAGGTCTACGGCTGCAACGTGACCACCTACGCGAAGGAGGGCGAGGCCCTCGACGTGCACGGCGTGCCGATGGTGCAGCTGCGGCACGGCACGATCGTGAAGCCGGACGGATTCCACGCCAGCCTCGCGGACGCGAGTCGGGAGGCGGCCGACAAGATCGACGCGATCCGCGAGCAGCTCGCGGAGCGAGCCGCGGAGCTGCGGAAGGAGGCGGACGCATGGAATGGGTGAGCCGGCAAGGCCAGACCGCGATCGGCATCCGCTCGGCGATCGAGATCGTCTGCGGCCGACTGGAGTACCTCGCCAAGAAGCGGCCGGACAACCCCCGGCTGCTGATCGAGGAGGCCCTGGAGTACGCCCGGCGGGTGCGGTCGTGGGTGGTTGAGAACGAGCCGCCACCGCCGCCTCGGGTGCCAAATCGGGACCGCCACGGGAAGCCCGGACCAATGTCGGACGGGTGAGCAGGGGCTGGGAACGGCGAAGACACGAAGGAGCGTGAGTCATGCCAGCGGTCAATCGGATCGACGTCGAGCGGGTGCGGCAGCTGCTCCGCCAGGGCAGCACGCAGAAGCAGATTTGCGAGAGGCTCGGGATCAACAAGTGCAGCGTTTCGCTGATCGCCAGGGCGATGAGGCAGGAGGCCAAGACATGAGCGACTACTACCCACAGACCATCGACTACGGGCCGCTGTTCCAAGCACCGAAGGCGAGGGCCACAGACCCGGCGACGTCGCACGCGGCCGCGAAGCGGGCCGCCTCGACGGCTGGAGGGCACCGCGAGGCCATCGTCGAGGCCCTGGCGGCCGGACCCGCCGGCCAGACCGAGATCGCCCGGCGGGCCGGGCTGACGGTGGCCGCGGTGTCGAAGCGGCTCAAGGAGCTGCGGGACGCCGGCAGGATCGAGCGGTTTGGCGAGTGCCGGTCGGGGACAGGCGGGCGTGAGGCGATGTATCGGAGGGTATTCAAGTGAGTTGTGCAATTGGTGCTGAGTTTGAGCGGAAGGCCAGCGAGATCTGCGAACTGCTTGGTTATCAGGTCATCGAACCAGCGAAACAAAACCATGCACACTGGGATCGGCTCATTAACGGGCACCGAACGCAGATCAAGAAGCGATGGATCGACCCATTCAGCCCCAATCGCGTTCGTCTTATCACGGGCATGTCGTCTTCGGTGATCGTTTGCACGACCCAAGACGTTGATGCGTTTGCGATTTTCTGGGGAGACGACTGGTACGTCTTTCCTGCTGATCGTGTTGCCGACCGGAACGGCGTCATTCGGAACAACATTCATATGCCTGCATTGGCGGCATTTAGGGACCGCTGGGACGTGCTTGATGGGTCGCGAATTGACTACGACAGGCAAACCGAGTTTGGTTTTTGATGAATGGATGTGCGAATGGCCGGTGACACCTCGGCACCTACTTACACTGAAATTATGTCCAGTGATGAGGAGAGAAGCGGCATGATCCAACCGGAAGCATTTTTGACGCGGCAGGAGATCGCCGAACGGTGCCGCGTCTCGCCAGGGACGCTCGCCAACTGGGCGGTGGCTGGTCGAGGCCCAAGGCCCACACGGTTCGGCGGATGCGTCAGGTACTCGATCCGCGAGTACGAGAAGTGGTGTGCCGACCCGGAGCGGTACGAGGCCGAGACGTTGGCCATGCGGAAGTCGTCCAAGAGGCGTCAGAAGGCCACACATAAAGGGGTTTGAGCGATGGCAAGGAAAGCCGACAGCCACCACGTTTTGCCGCTGTTTTGCGACGACCTGATCGCGTCATGCGTCGATATGACGCCGGCGTGCTTCGGGGCGTACATGCGGCTGCTGTGCTACGCCTGGACCCGTGGCGGCATCCCGGACAATCAGGCCGCTTGCGGCCGCATCGCCGGCGGCCTGGAGCCGGATGACTGGCAGCAGATCCGCGAGCGGCTGACCGTCCTCGAAGACGGACGTCTGAGCCACGACCGCCTGGAGCGTGAGCGGGTGGCGGTGGCCGACATCCGCGAGGAACGCGCGAAGGCAGGCAAGGCGGGCGGGGAAGCAAAGGCCAGGAATCTAGCAAACGCCAAGCAAGCGTCTAGCAAACATCTAGCAAATGCCAAGCAAACAGGTAGCAAAAGTGTAGCCCCTTATCCTTCCCTTATCCTAGAAGAGAACACACACACACACACGGCGGCGGGCGACGAGTTTCGCCAGCCAGGATGGGCGGCCGACGAGTGGCAGCAGTTCGTGGCCGAGTGGAACGCCACCGGCCGGGCTGTGCCCTGGACAGCCCTCGGGCCGCCTTCGACGTGGGTGGACTACGCCGCGTCCCCGGGATGGCTCGGGCGGGCGCGTGAGGCGATGGCGCGGCTGCCGTCGTGCCAGTGGTTCGAGCAATCGCTCGCCGTCACCCGGTTCTTCGACTACGTGGATCGGATCTTGGCGGGTGAGTTCGACAACGCCAAGTCGAGAGCAGGCACGAGGGGTCGCCAAATGGCAGGAGGAAATCTATGAGGACGTGGGATCAAAACAAGTTGGCCATGAACCAGCTCTGGCCGCAGTGCCAGTGGTCGGACGAGGAGCGACGTCTGCTGAACGACGACCTCGGCGGCCTCGACCAGGACACGCTCTACGATGCCCTGCGGAACGTGAAGCGGACCCGCGACACGCTCTACCCGCAGTTGCCGTGGATCTTGCAAGCGTATCGGGAGCTGCACTCGGCCAAGAAGCAGGCTGCTTCGTCACGCAAGCCCATGGAGCGTCACAAGGCGGTGCATGTTGACGCTGACGAATCGAAGCGGCTTGCGTCTGAGTTCGTGAGCATGATCGACGATGCAACGCCATCCGATTTCGGAATGATCGAAGGGCTTGTGCTCGACAAGGTCGAAGGACTGAAGATCGACATGCTTCCGGCCCACAAGGTGCTCATGTACGCCCGCAAGCGGCTGCTCGGGCAAGAGGCCATGTTCGGCCGCATCACCAGCGACGGGGAAGTCGATCCCATCGCATTCGGGAAGGCGTCATGAAGTGGAACAGCATCGAAGCCCAGCCACGGGACCGCCATGGCCGCGTCCAGCTGGCACCGCGGCAACGGGACGTCGTGGCGGCGATCCGCCGGCTCGCGAAGGAGCACGGCTACCCGCCGACCATCCGCGAGCTCGGCGACGACCTGGGGATCACAGGGCCGAACGGCGTCAAGCAGCACCTACGGCTGCTGGCCCGCAAGGGCTGGGTCACGTGGGAAGAGGGCAAGGCCAGGACACTCCGGGTTGTGGGAGGATGAGGGTATGGGAATCGTGATCGGGATCGACCCGGGCGTGAGCGGTGCGGTGGCCGCAATCTGGGGAGACGCAATCGAAGCGTTCGACATGCCCACCGTCGAGGTGCGTGGCAAGCGGCACGTATGCCCACATGGGCTGCGGGATATCCTCGCTGGCCAGCCAGGCGACATCGACGCCGTCGTGCTCGAGCACGTGCAGGGCGTGCAGGGCACGGGGGCGACATCGGCGTTCTCCTTCGGCCGCTCGTTCGGCCTGGTCGAAGGTGTGGTGGCAGGGCTTGCCCTGCCGCTCGTGCTCGTGCGACCGCAGGCATGGACGAAGGACCTCGGGGTGTCTCGTGACAAGGGGGCTCACAGGCAGGCAGCGGCCAACCTGTGGCCACGGCAGGCGTCACTGTTCGCACGGGTGAAGGACGATGGGCGAGCGGATGCGGCGTTGCTGTGCCATTGGTGGGTGAGGCATGGGAATGGCATGGCGGTTGCTCACGGCGTCGAGCGTGAGGTCGGTTGACTGGCGTGCAAAAACCCCTAGAAAACAAGGGCGCAACGCACATGACATGCGAAAAACACGGGCGAAACGCGGCTTTTGGTCGCGGCCAACGGGTCCTCCCGGCCGCGGCACGCCCTGTGCCCCGGCTGCGAAATCCACTTTTGCCCTGACTCTCTCCCGACCACGATGGCCAAGAAACACGCTCCTGAAGCAAATGGCGTGGCCGCTGTGGCCAGTTCGACGGCCAAGCGGGCCGCGGATGTCGAGCGGTCCCGCGCCCGCACGCGGGCCGGGAGCGACATCGGCGATGTGCCGAAGTGTGCCAACCCAGAACGCCGTGCGGCCTGCGAACACGACCTCGAGCGGTTCCTGATCACCTACTTCCCGTTCTCAACCGGGATGTCGCCATTCTCAGACGACCACCGCCGGGTGATCGCCCGCATCCAAGGCTGCCTGATCGGTGGCGGCCGATTCTGCAACGCCGTCTACCGCGGGTTCGCGAAATCCACGATCTCGGAGAATGCCCTGCTCTGGGCCACGCTCTACGGCCACCGGAAGTTCGTCGCCATCTTCGCTGCCGAGGCAGGGCTGGCCGACAAGGCCATCACGAGCATCAAGACAGAGCTCTCCGACAACGACCTGCTCTACGAAGACTTCCCCGAGGTGTGCCACGCGGTGCGGGCCTTGGAGGGCAAGCCGCAGCGGTGCAACTCACAGACATGCGGCGGCAAGCGGACGCACATCCAGTGGAAGCAGGACACGCTCGTGCTGCCGTCCATCGACGGGAGCAAGTCGGCCGGGTCGATCATCGTGTCGAAGGGCCTCACGGCGTCGATCCTCGGCCTCCGCCACAAGGCCCCGGACGGCCGGCAGCTGCGGCCCGACTTCACGATCGTGGACGACCCGCAGACTCGGGAGTCGGCGAAGTCGCCGGTGCAGTGCAAGGCGCGGCTCGACATCCTGAAGAAGTCGGTGCTCAAACTCGCGGGCCACCGCACGACCATGGCCTGCGTGGTCAACGCCACCGTGATCGAGGTCGATGACATGGTGGACGAGCTGCTCCGCACGCCCGGGTGGCAGTGCGAGCGGATCCCGATGGTCAGGGGGTGGTCGAAGCGGCACGAGGATTTGTGGATGGACCGGTACGCCTCCATCAGGCGGACGTTCTCCCGCGACGTCATCGGCGACCAGGAGCGAGCGAAGGCAGCGGCGAACGAGTTCTATCTGGCCAACCGGGCCGACATGGACGAAGGCTGCGTCGTCTCGTGGGACTCGTGCTTCGACCCGGATTCGGAACACTCCGCGATCCAGCACGCCTACAACGCCCTGATCGACGACGGTGAGGACGTCTTCGCGAGCGAGTTCCAGCAGGCTCCGCTGAAGAACGAGGCGGCCAATGCCGGGCTGAAGCCGGAGGATGTGCGGAACCGCGCCATCAACGTCCCCCGCTGGACCGTGCCGCGCGGCCTCGACACGCTCACCGCGTTCGTGGACGTCCAGAAGGAGCTGCTCTACTGGGCCGTCGTGGCGTGGGGCCACCAGTTCCGGGGCCACGTCGTGGCCTACGGCACGTACCCCGACCAGGGCCGGGCCTACTTCACGCTGCGGGACGCCAAGAAGACCCTCTCGCGTGCCCACGGTGCGAACGTGGAGGCGGCGATCCTCGCGGGCCTGGAGGCCCTCGCCGGCGACCTGCTCGAGCGGGAGTTCGTCCGCGAGGACGACGACGCCGTGCTGCGGCTTGGCCACCTGTTCATCGACGCCAACTGGGCACAGTCGCAGGGCGTGGTCCGCGACTTCGCCCGCCGGTCGAAGTGGGGGCCGAGGGTGCTGCCGACCCACGGCCGGTTCGTAGGGGCGTCGTCGCAGAATCTTGGCGACAAAGCCCCCGACCGCGGCGAGCGGATCGGGGCCAACTGGCGGACATCGACCATTACCCGCCAGCGGCACGTGCTCTACGACACAAACGCCTGGAAGACGTTCGTGGCCGCACGGTTCAAGCTGCCGCTTGGCGACCCGCAAGGGCTGACCGTCCACACCGGCGAGCACGACATGCTCGCGGAGCAGCTGTCGAGCGAGGTGCCGGTCCGTGTCGAGAGCCGGCAGCGGGTGGTGGACGAGTGGCGGCTGATCCCGGGCCGGGACAATCACCTCTGGGACTGTGTGATCGGGGCGGCCGTGGCCGCGAGCTACTCCGGGATCTCGGCCGTGGGTGCCGAGAGCACGAAGGTGGCCCCGGCCCGCGTGATCACGTCGGAGGAGATGGCCGCCAGGCGGGCGGAACTGCTCGCGAAACTCGGCCGATAGCCTCGGTTGACGGATACGGCATCCGTGGGAGGCTGCGGGCGGTTCGGTTCACCCTTGCTGAAAGGAATCCAGCATGAAGTTTCTTTCGATTGTCGCCGCCCTGCTCTGCACCACCGCGATCGCACAGGACGTGATCGTGGCACCACGGCGGTCGGTTGTCATCACGGCCCAGGACCACGCCACGATCATCGCGAGCCGCGGCACGCTCGTGCATTCGTCGTGCGGCCAGTGCGAGGGGATCGGCTCCGGCTCGACGCCGGAGGCCGCCCGCAGGAACTGTTGCTTCTTCGGCAAGCGGCAGATCGTCGAGGAAGGCGTGGCCTACTCGCCGGCCCGCCGGCAGTGGTTCGCCGTGATCCGGTATCGCTGACCATCGCTGAGAACGTCGGTCCCGCTCCCGCTGAATCCTCACGCGCTGTGCGTGGGGAAACTTCGTCGAGCACAGGCGGGGCGGGGCCGACTCTCACCGCAACCGAGGGCAACATGCCAAGCAAGCCGCAAGACCTGAAGCTCCGAAACGCCGTTGTCGAAGGCGAGAAGGCCGAGTGCCAGCAGTGGTGCGTCGTCGGCGGCGGCGAGTGCGGCCGGTCGGTGTTCCTGCCGGCGATGATGTTCGACGAGGGCGACGCGCGAGACATGCGGCGGCTCGCGGCGTGGCTGGAGAAGGCTGCGGTGTGGGTGGAGGAGCGGGCATGAGACCTGACGAGACGAGCGTGAACGGCTCTTGGCAAGCTGTGCAAGAGGCACTCGCCCGCAAGCGCGCCTGGGAGGAGCGCGGGCCGTCGCAGTGGGGCTACGGCGTGGCCATTGACCTGCTGGCCCTTGAGCGGCGAGTGTCG